AGCAGGTGGTGCTAAACCAGTTCTATTCGGTGACTTTAGAAGAGGTTATATGATAGTTGATAGAATTAATTTATCAATTATGAGAGATCCTTTCACACAAGCATCAAGTGGAAATGTTAGATATCTTGCAAGAAGAAGAGTTGGTGGTCAAGTAATATTACCAGAAGCTCTTACAACAATAACAACTTAATAATAACAGGAGAATAAATCATGGCGATATTTGATGGAAAATCAGGCATAGCAATAGACGAAAGTTTAAATGCTATCGTGAAAGATGCTGATACAAACTGTACTGCAGTTGATTCAAAAGGTTTCTCTAGTGTGACTCATGTTGTAAATGTTGGTGCTAATGGAATTACTTTTAGCACAACAAACAAAGTTGAAATTGAACTAGAAGAATCTGACGACAATGTGACATTTACAGATGTGACTAGCAACACTTCAGTTGTTGGTGGCACAGTAGGTACAAATGGACTTTGGCAAACTATTGATGCTGATGGCGACTGTAATGCAGTTTATGCTATCGGTTATGTAGGTGGCAAAAGATACTCTAGAGTTGTTTTAAACTTTAGTGGTACACATGGTACAGGAACTATCTTTGGTGTAGTTGGAGTTAAAGGAAGACCATTATCTGGTCCAACTAGCTCACAAGCTAACCAATAATAAAATTAATCTACATTAGTAGATTTTATTGTAGGGGGAGGAAAGCGAGAGTAGAACTTCCCCTACTCTTACAAAATTTTAAAAGGAGGAAACATTATGAAGATTAAAATGAATCAAAGTGTTAAAGCAAGTGCTAATGCAGAGGGTTCTGTGACAATGACATATGAAGCAGGTCAAGAATATGATATGACTAATAAAATGAATATTGCTACTATATTATTAAATGCAGGACAAGCAGATAAAGCTATTGCTAAAACAGAAAAAAAAGTAATAGAAAAAGTAGAAAAGAAAAGTAAAAATATTGTAAAAAAAATATTTGGTAAGAAAAAGAAATAAGGATTTATAATGAGTGGATTAAAAGTACACACAGCTTGGACTACTTCAGCAGTAGCAACATCAGAACAAAAATCTTTTATGAGAGTAGATTTTAATGATGATGATACTTTGATTGGGGAACTTATAAAAGTTGCACAAAATAATATTGAAGAATATACAGGCAGAGCAATCACTCAACAAACTTTACAACTTTTTTTAGATAGATTACCATATTACAGAGATGAAAAGTTAAGGGAGGGTGTTTATACTGCACCTGATATTAATTATAGTGCGGATTTTATTGTTCTCCCTAAACCACCAGTGGCTAGTATTACACATGTAAAATATTATGCTAATGATAATACTGCTTCAACTTTTGCGGCAAGTAATTATTTTGCTGATGTAGATTCTACTTCAGCAAGAGTAGTTTTAAAAAATGGTGTATCTTGGCCAACTCTAACTGAACTTAGACAAGGTAATGCTTACGAAGTCCAATATGTTGCAGGTTATGGTAATAATGCTAGTGATGTACCAACACCTATAATTCAAGCTATTAAATTATTGACTACACATTTATACGAGAACAGGGAATTAGTTTCACAAAATAGTGTTAATACTATTCCTTATACAGTTGGTCAATTATTACAACCTTATAGAGTTATGAGATTGAATAATATATTAGGAGGATAAATGCCAAGTGTATCTAATATAGGAAAGTTAAGAAATAAAATAACTATACAAAATACAAATTTATCAACTGATAATATGGGTGGTTATACAACAGGAAGATCAACACATATAACTGCGTTTGCTAAAATGACACCAAAAAGTGGTAAGCAAATTTTTACAGATAAAACAGGAAGACAAGTTGAGAATCCACATACTTACGAATTTTTAATTAGGTATAGAGATGGCATAACAACAACCATGCGTATCTTGTTTGGTACAAGAACTTTTGATATAATAAAAATAAATGATCAAAATGATTTTAAAAATTATATCACTATTGAAGCTGTTGAAAATGTAGGTACATAATGAGAGTTGAGATACAAGTTAAAAATTTAAAAAAAGTTTTAAACCAACTTAAAACATTAAATAAACAACTTGAACCTGATTTTCAAGAAGTTGTAAAAGGTGGTGCACAATTAATTAGAGGCGAAGCTATTAAGTCAATACAATCTGGTTCTAAATCTGGGATAGTATATGAAAAATATAACCCAAGAAGAACACATAGAGCATCAGCTCCAGGCGAAGCACCAGCTAGTGATACAGGAAATTTAGTAAGTAAAATAATTGTTAAACAAAAAAGCAAAGATGTAGTTTTTGTAGAAAGCAATGCTAACTACTCTGCATTTTTAGAATATGGTACAAGTAAAATGTTGCCAAGACCATTTATGTTTCCAGCATTTGAAAAAAGTAAAAAACCTATCGAGAAAGCAGTTTTTAACAGAGTTAAAAAAAAAATTGAGGATTTAGTAAAATGAGTGATTATGCAGTTGCATTACAAACAGCAGTATATAATGCCCTAATAGGCAATGGTGCTTTAACAACTAAACTAGGTGGAAATAATATTTATGATTTTGTTCCAGAGGGAACTGATTTTCCTTATGTAAAAATAGGAGATCAAACAATGATTGACGATGGAACTAAAACAAAACAAGGAAGTGATTTTACCCTAATCATACATACTTTTTCAAGATATAGAGGAAGTAAAGAGATTAAAGAAATTATGTCGTTAGTGTACGATGTATTACATGAATCAAGTCTAACTATTTCTGGAGCGATGAATAATATGAGATTTGAGTTCTCTGACATCATCAAAGAACCTGATGGACTTACAACACATGGAGTGCAAAGATTTAGAACCTTTGTACTAACAAATTAAAATATAACAGGAGGAATATAAAATGGCGGCAGGAAAAGGAAGTAGCTTTTTATTAAAAGAAAATAGTACAGGAACACCAGCAACAGTTGGTGGTCTTAGAAGTACAGGAATGACTATTAATGGCGAGATGGTAGATATTACAGATAAAGAATCAAACGCATTCATAACAAGTGGTAATGACAAAGCAAGAACATTATTACAAGGTGGTGGTGTTAGAAGTATGTCTTTATCAGCAAGTGGAGTATTTACTGATTCATCATCAGAAAATCTAGTAAGAGGATTTGCTTTTGATGGAGCAATACAAAACTATGATATAGTATTTTCAGATGGATCTAAGATAACAGGTGCATTCTTAATAACAAGTTATGAAAGAGCAGGAGAATACAATGGTGAGGAAACTTACTCTTTAACTCTTGAATCTTCAAACACAATAACATATACTAACGCATAATAATATTTGAATTATGGATTATACAGATGGGTTTAAAGTGGTAGAAATAAAATTTCAAGGCGAGTCCTATAACGCATTTTACAAGGTCACTAGAAAGGGAGTAATAATCGTTGAAACAAGAAAGGATGTTCCTATCAAACCCTATGATCAAATAACAATCGGTGTAGATCAAGTTGTTGTTCAAAAAATACAAGTTTTTCAAAGCAGGTGTGAACTCACTTGCGAAGCAGTAGCTACAAGTGATATAAAAAAAGCACATAAAACTTTGAAAAAACTAAAAAAAGCTGAACAATCAACAGAAAAGGATACCGATGGCGAATCAGTATAAAGGCGAAATTAAAGGTAAGTTGGGAGATAAAGAAAGAACTTTCCGACTTACCTTTGAATCAATAGTCAGTATTGAAAATAGAACTGGCAAATCAATATTAGAAATTACTAATAGCTTGGGAAACAATAACTACTCTATGAGAGATATTGTTATTGTAATGCATGAAGCATTAAAAGGTGCAGGTGGAAGTTTTACACAACCAGCTGTTGGCGATATGGTTATGAGAACAGGACTGATGAAAGTAGCAATACTTTGTTCAGAAATTTTAATGACTATATTTGTAGGAGATAAGAAAGACGAAGATTCCCCTTTAGTACAGGGGGAGAAAGAGCCGAAAGATACCCAATCCAGCAATACCTAGAAATAGGTCTTGGTGTTCTTAAATTCTCCCCTAAAGTATTTTGGGATTTATCAGTAGTAGAATTTTTATCTGCTGTTGCAGGTTATAAACTATCTATCGGCAAAAAAAATAATGAACCAACACAAAGACAAGAAATGGAGGAACTAATGAGAAAGTTCCCAGATTAATATTATGGCATCAAATTTAGCAACAATCAGAGTAGAACTTATAGCTAACGCACAAAAGTTTAAATCTAATATTGAAAAAAGCTCTACTGCTTTAAAAAAGTTAGATAAATCTACAAAAAAAACTGGAACAGGAAGTAAAAATCTACAAGAAAAGATAAGAAATCTTTCAGGTTCTATTGCGGCAGTACAAGGTCCACTTGGTCCAGTTGCTGGTAGGTTAAATTCTATCGGTGCTATACTGGGTAGAGTTAATTTAGCAACTGTTGCTATAACTGGTGCATTTGTTGCGGCAGGAGTTGTTATAACTAAATTTGCAAAAGCTGGTGCACTCGCAGAAAGACAAACATTAAGATTAAATGCACTTATAAAAGCAACTGGTGGTGCGGCGAAACTAACTGGTATTGAAATTGAAGAAATGGCAGTTGCTATCGGTAGAGGAACTTTAGCAAGTGTTCAAGGTGCAAGAGATGCGGCAGGTGTTTTATTAACTTTTAAATCTATTAGTGGAGAAACTTTTGAACAAGCATTAAGACTTACACAAGATTTAGCAGAAGTCGGCTTCGGTACTATGAAAACTGCGGCACTTCAATTAGGAAAAGCATTAGAAGAACCAGAAATTGGTATGTCGGCTTTGCGTAGAGTTGGTGTTTCTTTTACTGAACAACAAAAGGAACAAATCAAAGTTTTATCTATGACTGGTCAACAGGCTAAAGCACAAGCTATGATGCTAGGAATTTTAGAAAATCAAGTAGGTGGTGCTGGTGGAGAGGGTGCAGGAGGTTTAGCAGGTGCTTTTGATACTTTAGGAGAAAACATTACTTTATTTTTTGAAAAAAGTTCTGCTGGCTCATTTATAGTTTCTGAATTAACAGGTGCATTAAATGCTTTAGCAAACGCAATAGCATTTTTTATACCTGAACCTGTAAAATTAGAAGATAATTTAGAGGGTCTAAATCAACAACTTGAAGATAGTAAATTACAATTAGAACTTTTAGAAGAACAACAAAATAGCACTTTACTTAAAACACTTGAATATGCAAAAAATAATGTCCTTTTAGGAACAAGTATAAGATTTATACTTCATCAAGGCGAAAAAGAAATTGAATTAGAAAAAGCTAAAATAAAAGCAATAGAAGAAGCTATTAAATTAAAAAGTAAAGAAACAGAAACTGTTGATAAATCAGCTATCCTTACAAAAAAACATTTAGATAAAAGAACTAGACAATTAAAAGATGAATTAAATTTAAGTTCAGCGATAAGCGATAAACAGAAATTTATTCTACAAGAAGAAAGTAAATTAAGAGATGCTTTAATTACAAAATTAGGCGATTCAGCTGAAGCTATGGAAAGAATAAATGCAATCCTTGAAATACAAAGAGGACATTTTGAACATCAAGCAGATGTAATGGTAGATTTTAGAGAAGAATTAAAACAAGTTGATACCATCGCAAAAGGTGTTGCAGATGAAGTAAGTAAAGTTGGCGATACTATTGTTGATGCTTTTTTAAGAGGTAAAGCAGGTGCATTAGATTTTAAAAATATTTTAAGAGA